CCTCTAGGAGGCTGTGCTCCAACAGTAGCGTCGCCTGTTCCTCCTCGCTGGCCTTGGGTATTGCCAATAAGCATACCCGCTCTTGCTCCGGGATCACCTTGTTGACTTTCTGGCGCAGTAGAAGAGCCACCGCCAAAGGTAAAATCTTCCGTTCCTAACTTTATTTCTCCTCGGTTTACTGCGTCTAAAATACGCATAAACTGGTCTCTGCTTACGTCTGCCATTATTTGTTCCTCGCTACACCCTTGGTTTTTTCAAAACTTCTCATTGCGCCCAAACCTAACATTCCCATTAACACTGGCATCATTTCGCTCAAATCGAGAGGTGGGAACATAGTATCCACGCCGTATAAATTACAGGCAAAATTCCCAAGAGGGACAACAACAAAATTGAAGGCCATTCCCGTAACACAAACCCACCCAACCGCTGGACGCCATCCAGATACAAATACAGAAGTTGATTTAGCTTCTTCCTTATTAACCTCAATCTGGGCTTTAGCCAACTCGTGAGCGTGTCTTTCAGCCATTGTAGATATTTCATGGGCTAACCTGTTCCTTTCGTCTGCATCTGGAATAAACTTATCCAGAAGACTTGCAATGGGCTGTACGAGCAACTCTATCATCGTAGGAAGTACACCAACGCTGATGCACCAGCAGATATAGCTACCCAGAAGAAACGCTCAACACCCGCTACAGTTTTGCTGCTAGAAGCAACAGTAGATCGTAAGTCGTCTACTTGTGTCTCCATGATGTCTAGCCTGTGCTCAAGACGATCTGCGCGTTTAGTTGACGCATAAATCTTTTCTTCTACACGAGCAATGCTTGTTACCGCTTCAGCCAGCTTGTCTAGCTTAGACTCAATGCGCTCTAACCGCTGTTCGTCCATATTTAGCAATCTCCACCACCAAACGTAAATCCGTCACATTCTTGAGTTTCTTCAGAGGGACGATCTACGCAGTCAGTGCCTCCACCGAAGGTAAAGGGATAGCCGGGAACTGCGTCACAGTAAATCTTTCCAGTCTCAGGGTCATAGTCGTCTGCGTCTATTACCTCAACAAAGTCCCGCTTATCGTTAGGAGAGACTTCTACAGTATGAAAGACACCGCGCTTAAAGTCTCCTGTGACAGTCCACAGACGTTTGTTAGACACGAAGACTTTTTCGCTCGGCTTAACAGTGTAAGTAGAACCATCATCGTACATAACAACAGTATCCGCTACTGCGTAAGCCCCCATTAAAAACAAAACAAATGCAAATAGCTTCATGTTTTTCTCCTATTAAGCATAATCAAAGTCTAGGTCTACCCAGTAGCCGCAAAACTCAGCATCGTTTCTAGTGCCAAGGCCACTATCGTCTAAAGGACATACCCAAGACAAACGACTTACACAGCCCTCTTTAATAAAGTTGTGTAGGTCTGTCGTGGACATATTGGCTAAAGCATCGTAACTTTTTGACACTTGAATCAGTTGGCCTGTCGTCGAGCCGGGGTTTCCTGTGGATTGTGTAGGATACCCTAAGTCAATAAAACTTCCGTTGTACCTAAACGGCCTAAACTGTATTTCACCGTAGTCAGACCCGCCGTCATCGCACCGGCCAATAGAGTTAATGGTGGCTGTACGTACAGTCTGAATAGTCTTGCCGCTGAGCGTTGATGCCAAAGAAGAGTTCCTAGCATAAAACTGAGGAGCTGGGTCAGTAGAATACAGCTGCCCACTTGCGTAACTTTGGTTGGATATCTTGCTCTGAAGCAACGAGGTGCTGTCTCCGAGCGTTCCTGTCGTTAAAGTGTATTCGTCAGCAAACGAATCTTGATTATACGTCTGTAGGTTACTGGTGCCGTTAAAGTCACCCCATAGATCAATAGGCCCAGAAGCAGGAGCATTACCCTTTCCTCTGTACTCACTCATGCTAATTGGATTGCTGCCACCGTACTCCGTCTGTACGGTAGACAAGCTCAGTGGTTTGCTAGTAGGTATAGCCATTAGGGTGATCCAAATGCAGTAACTTCGTCTTTAGCGATTATAGCTCCAGCAGTTGTTATCCTAAATACATCTGTTCCGTTGTACTGAAACCGAAGGTCGCTACCGTCTAGCTCAATGTCCCATAAACCAATGTTAATAGTAGAAGTAGTTAGGTCAGTAATCGTGGTTGAAGCGATAGTGCCGCCTTCAACTTTATCGCCTGAGATAGCATCGTTTGCTAGGCTAACGGTTGCCCCTGACATATTAACAGTGCCGGTAAACGTAGGGCTTGCTGTTGGAGCTTTAGTGTTTAGCTGAGTTTGTACGTTAGACGTAACGCCATCAACGTAGTTCAATTCCGCTGTAGTAGCCGTAACACCGTCTAAGATGTTTAGCTCTGCTGTAGTAGCAGTGACACCATCAAGCAAGTTTAGCTCTGTTGCAGTAGCAGTAACATTAACACCACCAATGCTAAACGTAGTGACAGCAGCCGTAGGAATCGTTGCTGTACCTGTAAACGTAGGGTTAGCTGCTGTAGCGGCTAAAGCAAGAGCAGACTGGATGGCCTCAAACTCAGTCGTAAACTCAGCACCCTTAATGATCTTGCCTGAGTCGCCTGTAGGCAGAGAATCCTTAGCGCCAAAGTTAGTTGTGATTGTATAAGTAATAGCCATTATTTATCTCCTACCCAGCTTAGGGTATCTTCGTCCCATTTATAAAAAATACCGTCGTCAGGGTAAGGTACAGGAGGTTCCCAGCCACACGTTACTGTGTTTAACGTCCAGCTAGGATAAGGTTGAGGAGCATAAAAAGCGTCTAACTCTGCATCATAGATGTATCCTACACCTGCATAGTTCTTCCGCAAAGGCGTACCGCCTAGCCTGTGCTGCCCTAAGAATGTGTTAAAGGAAGTTTGAATCCACTCAGCTCCCTCCTCCAAAGGCATACTATTCAATACGTCAGCCTCAGCAACTATTACCTGAATCACTATACCATCCTTAACTTGTGCGTAATGAGCCATTGCCTCTCCACTAAATTGCGTAACGGATCACTACGATACCTGAGCCACCGTTCTCCCCAGCTCCAGCAGCTCCGGGATAGCCTCCTCCGCCACCACCGCCGCCTGTATTGGCTGTTCCTGCTGTACCGTTGTCTGTACCTGCTGCGTTACCTGAACCGCCACCGTGTGTGCCAGTGCCTCGAGTGCCATATGTAAAGTAGCCGCCTCCTCCGCCCCCTCCATATCCTGAAGGTATTGACGTAGGCCAACCCGAAGGTCTGTTTGTACCTGCGCCTCCGTTGCCGCCATAGCCTGTTAATGAGCCCGCAGAGGCCCCCGAACTTCCTACTGCTGAGTTACCGCCGCCTCCTCCGCCACCACCGCCATCAGCTACGTTAGATCCATATCCTCCTGCATAGCCTGATCCGCTTGCTCCACCGCTTGGCCCTAGGTAGAAGTATCGGTTTCTGCCTCCGGAACCCCCTGCTGCTGTTATGCCGTTAAAAGACGAAGAAGATCCACTTCCACCCACGGCGGTTGACGAAAATGAAGCTGAAGTTCCTGCTCCACCTGCGCCTACCGTGACTGTTTTATTACCAGCGGTAACAGTTGTATTCGATGAAAGGTATCGACCACCTCCCCCGCCTCCTCCTGCAATACCAGCGCCTCCTGCTCCACCACCTACAGTTATATAAGTTACAACAATACTGCCGCCAGTAACCGTAAGCGTTCCACTTGATGTAAACACATGATACTTATACCCGCCGCTAGTAAACACGCTATTGCCGCCTGTTACTGTTAAATTAGAAGCTCCATACCACTCATTAAAGCTCATTTGAGCACCAGAGGCTTTGCCAATTAACCCACGAATATCAGAGTCGTTGATAGACGCAGTAGTGCCAGAAGAACCTCCTGCCTCAACGTGTATATCGTTTAGACTAATAGCACCACTAGTCTGGAGAGCCATTCTTTAACTCCTCTATTTCTGCCTTAAGGTCTTTAACTGCTTCTATTAAGTAGCCCACTAGGTTGCCATAAGCGACAGAAAGGTACTCTTCATTCTGCTCAACTAGCTCGGGTGCGACCTCTTGCAGCTCTTGTGCAATGACCCCTGAACCTGCCTGACCGTCTTTAGTAAAGCTGACACCGCGCATAGCATAGACTTTTGAACCATCTAGGGTTTTTACGTTATCTTTTAGTCTTGCATCGGAGTAAGCGGTGATATTCGAATCGGCCACAATCCGGCCTGACACATCGAGACCCGAAGTATCTGCTCGTACCCTCTCCGTCCCGTTGACCACCATGCGACACCACGCATTGTTCGACCACTGGATGTAGTCGTTACTGTCATAACCAATGTAACTAATACTGTCTCTTAGGTCGGTCTCTAGCAAAAACTGTGTCCCAGACAAATCCAGCCCTCGACCAGCAGAGTAGGTTGTGTTGGTATCAGTAGGGGTTGCCCAAGTAAACGTGCCATCCCCGTCAGAGCGAAGAAATTGAGAGGAGGAACCATTGCCACTAACATTTAATTCATTCGCGCCAACGCTATTAGCGGCAATAGAAGTCAGATACCCAGCAGTAGCGTGATTACCCCAGCCGTAAGCAGTATTCCAGTTTGCCTTCTCTGTAGTCGTAATAGACTTAACGTGACTAGGAACGGTAGGGTCTGTTTCTGTGTAGCTAGTTAAATATCCAGCAGCACTATGATCACCCCAGCCATACGCTGTATCCCATTGACCAACCTTAGTATCGGTAATGGTGTACGTGCCCATGTTAATGTCGTAACCGTTAGCACTCAGAGCACCGCCTAGTTGTGGTGTAGTATCTTCAACAACATTCAAAAGCGCAGTCGTAGAAATCTCTGATCCACTGATAGTAATGCCTGTACCGCCTGTGTATACCTGTGCAGACGACACCTGTGCAAAGTTGATTGCTGTAGTACCAAACGTAATAGCGCCTGACGTATTCATAACGTACAGTTCACCAGCACCTAACGTACCCTCAAGAACAAAGAAGGCATCTCCCTCGCCTAGAGAGTCAGGGTCAGATGGAGAGTAGCTGTCAGCGTCAGTAGCTCGTGTTAGCACCCAGTTAGTCGAAGCTGAACCTGTGTCTGTAACCGTGTAGATGCCGTTCTCAAAGGCGTTAGTCTGCTCGTAAATAAGCACACGGTCATTGAGCGAAAGGGTCACACCGTCGATTACAAGCGCAGCCTGAGTGCTGTTATTTGTCAGCGTAGCGCCTACACCAGCCGTACCGTTGTTGTACGTAGCAGACAGATTGCCTTCTTTTTCTACTCGTACTGGATCGTGGTAATGCAGAGAAGCAGCAGCAATCGTATCAACGTACTGCTTAGTAGCTGCTTGTAGGTTTGTAGACGGATCAGCGTTAAGCGTTAAAGCGCCTGTCATTGTTCCGCCAGATAACTGTAGGTATCCAGTAGCAGGAATATATGCAGCTAACCAAGACGACCCACTGTAAACGCGCATCTCTCCAGCGGTTGTATTAAAGTACAACGCGCCTGTAACTAAAGAATCACCGTCGTTATCTGTGGATGGGTCAGATGCTTTAGTGCCTAAGTAACGATCATCAAAAGAATCGTATGAAGCAGCAGCGTTGGTAGCGGAAGACGCTGCGTTAGTCGCTGATGTAGCCGCGTTTGTTGCTGACGTGGAGGCTGAAGACGCAGAAGACGCTGCGTTTGACTCGCTGGTTGCAGCAGCACTCGCAGAAGTCGCTGCGTTGGTAGCAGATGTAGAAGCCGCAGACGCACTGTTGGACGCATTGGTTTCTGATGTTGCGGCATTGGTTGCAGATGTAGAAGCTGCCGTAGCACTATTAGCGGCGTTTGTTGCGCTTGTGCTGGCGTTACTTTCACTTGTAGCCGCGTTACTTGCACTTGTTGCTGCTGCGGTTGCGCTTGATGCGGCATTAGTTTCAGAGGTAGCTGCATTGGTTTCTGAAGCTGCCGCTGCGGTTGCATTAGCTGCAACACTTGACTCACTTGCTGCCGCGTTGGTTGCAGAGGTTGCCGCAGCAGTCGCAGAATTTGCTGCGTTAGTGGCAGATGTAGAAGCGTTAGATGCTTGTGTAGCTGCTGTAGTAGCACTAGAAGCTGCATTAGATTCTGAAGTAGCAGCATTAGACTCTGAGCTAGCCGCGTTAGTTGCGCTGGTGCTCGCAGAGGTTGCGCTAGAAGCAGCGTTAGACTCCGAAGAGGATGCACTAGACGCGCTAGTAGACGCAGAAGATGCGCTAGCCGCCGCAGCGGTTGCATCAGCCGCAACACTAGATTCGCTAGCAGCAGCCGCTGTAGCACTGTTAGCCGCAGCAGTAGCACTAGCGGCAGCTTCGCTTGCTTTTGTAGAGGCAGTCTGCGCGTCTTGGGCTACCTGTGACGCATAAGCATCAGTTGTTGAGTCTCCTGAACCACCGTCACCACGAAAGATTGCCATGCACTGCTCCTACAAAAACAAACAAGAAAAGGAAAAAGGGGCCATTGCTGACCCCTAGATCGTTACGTTTACTCGTCAGCTACGACAAGAACGAAACCTGCTTCTGGTCGGTACACTTCAACACCGTAGAGAGTGTCAGCAGTGTACAGAGTAGACAGGTACTCTTGCTTGTACTGAGTCTGTGAACGTACAGCCATTTGCTCTGCGTGAACAATGGCGTCCTTGTGGAAGAACAGACAACCACGAGCGTCGAGAGAAGAAGCGCCGTTTTCAGCACCAGTCTCTACAACAGGACAGTTAGAAGAAACGTATACGTCAACGCCGTACAGGTTTCCGATCAGTCCTGACTCAGTAGCTCGACCGTTTACGAAGTCAGAAGACACGTAACGGCTGATGCCCATGATGGTAGAACGAACTGCTGGCGGAATTACCAGAGCACGATTTTCCATAGGTACATCAGCATCGTCCATCAGCTTGATGAGAGCGCGGAATACTGCGTCGCTGAAGTTGTCGCCAGTAGCAACAGTGTCAACAGCGTAAGCAGCAAGGGCAGTCCCAGCGTTGCTGTAGTAGGTGTTAGAAGCAACCCAGTCAGCACCCGTAGCAGCAGGAGCCAGAGTCTTGGTTCCGTCACCGAAGCCGGTAGCAGCGTTCATCAGGTCGGTATCAACCTTCAGAGCCAGCTGATAACCAGCGTCTTCAGTGTAGAACTGACGCAAGCTGTTTAGTGCCTGAGTCTCAACGATGTCCTCAATAAAGCGTGAGTATTCGAAGTGACGATCAACACTGATCTGAAGCTCTGACTCAAGGTTAGCCTGAATCGTTACAGCAGCAGACTCGCCTTTAGCAGAAGCAGCACCACGGATGGGCTTGGGTACGTGAATGGTGTCACCCTTCTTGCCGGTCATAGAAATCTTCTTGACCAGAGGGGACATCTTTAGGTTCTTTTGGTACGCCGCAATTACTTCATCCGACCAGATTTCGGGGATAAAGGTTCCGGCGGCTGTCTTATCGACAATCGCGTTAGCTGTAGGATATACAGCAGAGGTTTCACTAGCCATGATAAATCTCCTTAATTAGGCTATATGACTCTCCCCTCCGCGTAAGCTACAAGTAGCTCAGGTGATAAAGCCTGATAACGCTCGGGGTCGTCTCGCATTAACTTAATAACATCAGCACGACGATATTTTTTCTTATGATTACCCTCTGCTGCGCCTCTGGCATTGCCAGTGTTTGCAGACTTTAGCTGTTGTTTACGAACCTGCTTTTCAACCGCAACGGTTTGTTTTGCTACCTGACTTCGCTCCTTCCATAAAGAAAGTAACTCATCAGCGGCATCGTAATCATAC